GCGGTCGCCCCAGCCTTTTTTACCGCGAGGGTTTTGGGCTTTACGCCAACCGGTCATAACTGTCGTGGGTACGTAACTTTTCGCGAGTGTTGCGACGGGCTGAACGTTTTCGCGTATTTCTTTATCCATTGCGCGACGCAATTCAGGATCGAACGCTTTTAGTTCTTTTTTTAGTTCGGCGTAACCTTTTACGGTTGTGTCGAAGTTGATTTCGTCGTAAGCGTTGCGGCGTTTTAGTGCCATCGTTTTATTTTTTCCCCATTTCGCGCGCCTGTTCTTTTAGCACGGTAACTATTGCCCAAAACACCGCGGGCGGTGCTTCGAGTAAATCATTGGGGGCAATGCCGGTCGCCACGCTTACGCGGGCGACCAGCAAAGTTAACGAGTCTCTAAAGGGACGGGTTTATCCTCGCCCGCTTCAATTGTTTCGATTGTGTCCAACCATTCGTCGAACGGTTTTACAACAATGCCGGCGCGGTGTGTTGCGTTCCACGCAACCCACGCGAGAGCCTCGTAGGACATCGCTTCCCCAAATAATTGGTTCATGCCTTTGCCGAAATGTCGTTCCGCGTGAACGATTACGGCGGGAGTTACTGAAATTTGATACGGCTCGCCCGTTATCGGTTTCACCGTTAGTCGCATCAATGCAGCCATTTTGTTATGCCGTCGCCTTTGTGATTGTGCCATCAACTGGCCAAGTAATAGAGGCCGAGGCTAGTTCACCCACCTGCGCGTCAAGAGGCATCCACTCGGTCACGAGTGCGTTGAATGAGTACGACGGGTTTGCGGTTCCGGTTGCGGTTCCGTTTGGTTTAACAACAACGGCGGCCGTTGAACCGATTAACGGATAGAGCGTGGCTTCAACCTGCGCGGCGCTGAAATCTTGGTAGAAATCTAACGCAACCGACGAATCTTCCAAGCCGGCAACGCGACGGCGGCCGCGATTTCCGAACGTTGTGGTGTCTAACTCTGCGCGAGTTGTTGACAGCGTGACCTTAGAAATATGCGACGATAAATCAACGCCACCGATGGTCACGTTCGCTTGTGTAATGACAATAGCCATGGTTTATTTTTCCCCTTCGGGTTTTGTTTCGGTGGCCTCGCGGCCTTTGCTTGTTGTTTCAATGTGTCCGGTTTCGATTAAAAACTGGACATCTAATCCGGCGAGGTCGTCCTCGGTGAGGGTTTCGCCGGTTGTTCGGTTCGCTACGGGTAACGGACCGACGACTTTGTATTTTGCGTTTGCGCTCATTTTGTTTTCTCCTAAGCGTGTACGAACAAGTTGAACTCGGCAGAAATGTACGACGCGTCGCCGAGTGTAATGGGCCTAATTGAAACCATTTCCTCAACTTTTAACGTTTTCGCTTTTCCGCCCAATGTGGGGTCGGCTTCAATTGCGGCGCGAACGGAACCGGCGCCGGAATAACTTAGCCAAGTGTCGAGAAGTCTTTGCGCCGCTCGGTCGCCCATACGTCCGGCGACACAACTAACAACAAAACGCCACTCAGATAAACCGCCAACAAACGCGCGGTGGTAGGTAACCGATTCTAATTGAATGACGGCAACCGGCGGGTTTATTTGTTCGGGCAAATGGTCGGCGACGCGTAGGCCGCTGATAGTTGCGAGGCGTACACCGAGCGCGGTGTAAATGTCCGATGCGGTGCCAGCCATTACGCAACCGCCATAATTTTGAACGGCTTTAGCATTCTTTCAACGTCGGGGTCGATGGCGCGAACGGTGATGGCGCCGAGGTCGCCGAAACCGGCAACGCCCAAAAGTGAGTCGCCGCGCTTAACCAAACGGCCGGCCAAGATGATGCAGGCCGAGCGGATTGGGAACGGGACATCGGGCCAACCCCAGCGGGCGGTTACTTTGATGGGTGCGGGCGCTTGCGTTAGCGGGAAAGTTCCGCGAACGGTTGCGCGTATTTTGTTGAGCGGTTCTTTCTTTAGTAACGCGTTTAACGGTTCCAGTTGGTAGTCGCTCGCCGTTAAGGTTTTGGCATAAGTGCCGTCGCCGTTGCTGTCGATTTTGATTACAAGGCCGGTGGTTTCGGCAATATCGTCAACGAACACAACACCGTCGTCGACCGTCGTGAACAATTTCACCCAGTCGTCGGCGTTGCCGTGGCCAACCGGTGCGAGTTTCCAAAAGAACCGGCCGCAATGGTTATCAATAACGCGCGAGGCTTCCTCGATCCGTCGTTCTAGTAGCGTGTCGTCAACGTTGTCCGTTATGCGTAGGACCGCTTTAAGTTCTGCCAGCGTGCAGTATCCGTTTTCAATTGCCATCGGTTAAAACTTTCCATGCGAGAACATACCCGTCCAAAATTTGGACGGCGTTTTTGTCGTTCATAAATTCGGCAACTTTCATGCCTTTGCCCGTTCCGTTCATGTTGTCGTCAACCGCAACGATTGAACCGGCGCCCAACATAGGCCACGCTTCTAACAATTCGGCCAAATGATGATCCGCCGAAGGGGTCGGGTTGTTCCAGTCCACGTCGCAAGAGTCTAAAAAAAGGAGATCTATTTTTTTTAGTTTCAATTTCGGCAACATATCCAACGAGTCACCAACAATCGCGATCGTTTTTTTTAGTTGTAATTGCTCAACGAGTTCCGCGCCGGTGTCGTCGAGGTCAATTGTCCAAACTTGGCCGCCTAATTGTTCGGCGAAAGTGTCCCAAATGATGGTCGATTGCCCGTCGCCTTCCCAATTTCCAAGCCTGCGAATTGTTCCCGTTTCAACAATCGTGCAATTTTGTGGAAGTTGTGCCGTTAAAGTGCGGAACGCGTGTTCGCGTTTCCCTAATTTTGTCCACTCGATCACGCTTCGGCCATTCTTTCGTCAATCTTTTGCAGAATTGGTCGCCAGTAAAGGTCGAAAACGCGCCCGTGTTCATACTGCTCGGCGTGCTTTCGCACGTTTTCGCGTAAATCTTTGTCGCGTGCTTTGTCGTAGGCGTCGTTAAGGTTGTCAACGATTGCGCCAACAACCGGTGCGCCAAACCACGAGCCTTGCGCGGCGTCCCAATCGGGCTGCACGGCGGTAACCCAGCCGACATCGCCGACAAGTTCGGGCTGTGCGGTGAAATTTGAAACAATTGAGGGGACGCCACAGGCCGCCGTTTCGATTACCGGAACGCCGAAACCCTCGCCGCGCGAACACGCCAAGTTGACATCCAACGCGCCGAAAATTGTGGCAAGCATTTCGGTTTCAATGCCGCAATAGTATGCCCATTGGTCAACCCAAACGATTCGATTTTCGGGAACGCCGGCCGCTTTCGTTAGCGCAACAAGGTCAATGCCACCCTGCGCGCCTCGTTTCTCGGTGTGTAAATACAGCCACGCGTCGTCATGCTTTTCCATAAACAACGCGGCCGCTAAAAGGTTCTCGCCCCATGCTTTTCGGATAGGTGCGACGCCCTTATTTGCGGCAACCATTCCAATAACGAACGCATCGTCGGGAATGTTGAGAATTTGCCGGCCGGTCATTCCGTTGGCCTTTTTATTTGGTGCAAACTTTTGTGTGTCTACACCGTGCGGCGCATACATCGCGCCTATTCCTGCGCGTGCCAACTGTTCTAAACCGAACTGGGCCATCGCAATAGGTAAAACGTTGGGGCGTTGGCACCATTCCAAAACGTCAGACGGTGCGGGCGTATGGTCAATTGGTACCCATGAGGCAATCACGGGGATTGTTTCGACTTTGCTTTTTTTGTAGACCCAACAATCGAACAAGGTGAGAAGGGCGGTGGGTGTGTTTGTTTCTGTTTCTGCGAATTTGGTGTGGGCTTCTAATACGTCGGCAGAATAAGGGTGGTAGCCGGTCGGTAATACGGTGATACCTTCCCAAGTTGAGACGCCACCGGACAGGCCGTAGTTGCACGAAAATGTTACTTTTCTGCCGTTTTTTTTGATTGCTTTCGCGAGGGCGCCCGCTTGTACGCCGTAGCCGGTGCCTGCCCACGGCGCATTTGAGTGGATGACAATTCCAGCGCGCGACCGCGTTGAATCATTGTTTGCGCCAACCATTCCGGTAGGTCCACTTGCGAACCGTTGACCAGTACGAACATTTTGCGCTCGTTTCTTTTTCATAATTTCCTGCCTTCCGTTGTCCCGTTGTCCCGTTATGGTGAACGCAAGGCGACAACCCAACGGGAAGGTCGCCGCCTTGCGTTCGATTGTGAACCGTTTCGCTATTGCGTTACGGTTGCGTTTGGTTTGGCGTCAATTAAGACGCGCCGCCTTTGAAGTACCAAACGGCGTTAGCGTCCGGCAAGTTGCCGTCGCCGCGCCATACGACTCGGAACGTGATGAGGTCGTTGACAAATCCAACGCTGTCATCGCGTGCGAAGTCAATGCCGCGAACCTGTCGCACATAGTACGACGAGGCGTCGCCGAAAATGACCGAACGCGCGCCGGTTGCAACTGCGGGTACGTCGGGGTTTTCGTAGACGGGGAAACCAAGCAAGCGGTCCGGTTCGCCGGCAGCAAGGCCTGGTGCCCAAAGGTACTGGCCGTCGTTGTCCTTCAACTTACGAATAGCGCCGAGGGTTGCGCCGCGCATTTGGAACGACGCGCCGCGACGACGGTAAGGCGAGGGACAAGCGAAAACGAGGTCGATTAAATTGTCGGCCGTTGGTGCGCCAGCGACACCGGTGCCACCAGTAACGGCGGACGATGCAGCGGTGACCACACCGGTCGGTTGCACGGTGCCGGTGCCGATGGTCAGGCCAGCGTTAACGGCTGTACCCATTCCGACGGCGGCTTGGCGTGCAACAAAGTCCAACAAGTTAATGCCGGAATCCTCAACAACTTCGCGTGAAAGTTGGAACGTTGCGGCGTATTTGAACGCGCCCAAAGTTACGAACGCTTGGAAAGTGGGATCACTTTCGGCAATTGCGGTACCTTCGGCGGTTACTGCCGGCGCGGTGTAGGCGCTCGTTCGCGGAATTTGTAAAGACTCGCCGCCTTGTGTGGTCAGCATGGTTACAAGATTGCCGTCCAACATCGGGCCTTGCACCACGAGATGCTCGACCAGAGTGTTGTAGAACGAGGTCGGGACCGGTGCGCCGGTGCTTGCCTTTGTTACGTCGCGCTTGTCGAATGAGAAGGAACGACGTTCACCCATCGCAATTTCGCGAATAATGTCGGCGTCTGTCTTTTCACCGGCGACGGGAACGCTACGCAGGCCAAGGTCGGCAGGAACGCCGGCGGCCGCGCGTGATTCCTCGATTGCGCGTTCACGCGCTTCGGCGTCAAGAACTGCCTTGCGGCGTGCGTCCATTGCGTCGAGGTCGTTGTTAATGCGTTCAAATTGTTCGGCTTCCTCGCCGGACAAGTCGCGTCCCTCGGTTGCGGCGTGGTCGAGAAGGGCCTTTGCCTGTTCCCAAGCCTTCGCACGCTGTTCCGTGAGACGCTCAATGAGTTCGTCACTCATGTTCGTTTCCTTTTTTAGTGGGGTGGTTTATTGGGGTGCAGGTGGTTTCCGCGAGTGGTGACAACTGGCCGAGTTGTTCCGAGTCGGGTTCCGGACTGCCGGCGAACATAATGCGCAACGTTTTAACGTCGTGCGTTATGTTCGAGAATTTTTTGCGCCAACGCAACCGGAAGGGTTCGCGTTGTTTCGATTGGTTCGTCGGTTTGTTCTGCCTCGTCGTTTTCTAACGCTCGAAGTTGCGCGCTATCCGTTTCAGGATATGCAGGAAAACCGGTAACCGGTGAAACTTCGTGCAGAATAATTTCGCGCAATTCTCGCGAAGTGCCATCGGCACTCCATGAGTCTCCGCCGCGAGGAACAGAGAACCCAAACGAGAACGAATGAACTAAACCGGACGCCACGTTTGTCGCTAAGTCCATAGCGTAAGACGTTGGCGGCAGTTCAATGTCAACAAGTAGACCGCGTTGGTCGGTTGACAAAAGAAGCGAGCCGTTTTTAGTTGACCCGATTGGTAGGTTTGTGTCGTGGTTAATGAACGCACGAATTTCGCGACCGCTTCGGAGTGTCCGCTCGAACGCGTTCGGCGCGATTGTTTCAACAAACACGGCGCCATCACGTCGCGGCAACGGTTCCGATTCGGAATTAAACACGGCGGCATAGCCTTGCAAACGGCGAGGGCCTTCGCCCTCGTCAACGAAACGAAGTTCCGAAACGTGGAAACTGCGGTACTCAACTTCGCGCCCGCCAATTTTGCGGGCCTCAACGTTTGAGGACGTGTAGCGAACTTGTTGCGTTTCTGTTTGTTCTGTTTGTGTTGTTTCTTTGGTGTCCACTTGTTGTGACCTTTCTGCGGCGAGAATGTTCTCCGCCCAAGTTTGTGCAGGGTCTCCGCCCCATAACGCCCAAGCGATTCGCCCGTTGCTTGGATAGCCTTTTTCATCGGGTCGAAACCCTTCAGCCTGCTTGTCAATTTCATGGCGTGCAAAATAACTGCTCATACGCTGAACGGTTTCGCGTGACAAATTGACACCGTTAGAAATATCGCGCGCGCGTGCGATGCCGACGGCGGTTCCGCCTCGGCCAAATTCGCGACGCCAAGCCAAACCGCGCTCGGCTTCGGCCATCATCGCGGCGTTTGGTTTGTACGATACGGCGCGGTTTTCGTCACCATATTCGGCAATGTTTAACGCGGTTAGGTGCGCTTCGGCTTCCGCCATAGTTGAATGACAACCGCCGGCGACAATCTCGCCGGTTTCGGTTTTCACTACCGCGAAACCGTTGCACCCTTCGGCGTCGTTTGTGATTTCGTAGGGCATAAATTACTCCGGCGGTTTCGGGTCGGTTCCGTTTGGCATAAGTGGCGCCATCACGAAATTGTCGCCGCCCTCGTAAGGTTCTAAGTTTTCAACTTGTCGCGCTTCGTTCGGTGTAATGAAACCGGACATAATGCCAACTTGGTGCGCTTGGTAGCGGCTCATTGTGTCGGCGCGTAAAAAGTAGGACGTGTCGAAAACGATGCGACGCGACGCCGGCATAAGTGACGACAACGCGACCTCGATGCGACGCAACCAAGGCAACAAAGTGTAGGTGACGAAATGCAGGCCGGCCGATTCGTTGTTTTGGTATGTTTGCGAGTCGCCACGCGCGCCAATCATGTACGCCGGAACGCGGAAAATTCGCGCAATTTGCGTAATTTGTTCGGCGCGTGTTTCGTTCATTTCCGAGTCGGCAGCCGAAACCTGAATAGGCTTCCATTTAATGCCGTTAGTTAAAACGGCGGGACGGCGGCGGCGACGGTTTTGCGTTTCCCATGTTTCTTGCAAAACTTTCGCCTGCTCAACTGTGAGATCGCCTTCTAATTCTAAAACAGACGACGGCGTTGCGCCTTGTCCATAAAATTGCGCAAGGTGTCGCTCCATCGCTAACGCCAAACCTATCGAGGTTTTTTGCATTTCAAGCGGTGAAATTCCAACAAGCGACTGCGGTGGAGTCCACCAGCGAATGTGCAACATATTGCGTTCGGGAACTGGGACGCCGTTCGTTGTGTAATAACGTTTGCCGTTGACTGCCGTCACCTGAACGTTTTGCGGGTGTAAAGGTGTCAACGCTAAAACCGCGTCGGTGTTCGGGTCGCGGTCTATGAAATTGTACGAATTACCATGCAACGCCAACGACGAAACCATCTGGTGGAAAAGTTCGTAGGTTGTTGTTTCGGGAGTGTCACGCAACCAAGCCGGCATACTTACCGTCTCAGTTCTTGTTCCAATTTCGCGAATTGCACGCGCCGGCAAAACCGCAACCGAGTCCGCTAACAATGCAACGCAAGCCAAAACCGGCGTAACTTGTAACGCGTTTTCCTCGTTGATTGTTTCGCCGGAATAATTAACGCTTGGTACCCAATTGGAAATCCGAACGCGTTCTACGCCGGCGGCTCGTTTTGAAAATATGCTCATCTATTGCTCACCATGTAGGTTGCGGAAATCGTTAGCACGCCGGCAACGATAAGGGACAAAGGAACTGAAAACATTGCGCAACCGGCAACAATCGAAACGGCGCCGAGTATTTCGGCAAGTGTCGTAATTTTGTCGGACATTAGGAAACGCTCCAAGGGTCGGCAATGGTTGGGATGGACGGTTTCGAGTTGGGGTTTGTGTGCCAATAAAGTGCCAACGTTGCGGCAACAAGCGGCGAAACATCGACGGTTGTGTCACGTCGCGCCCACGCCCACGCGTCAACGACCGTGCGTTTCTTTGCGCCGGCTATTGCCGCATTGAGTGGCACTTGGTCCAAGTGCCTCAAATATTTCGCCATCGTGAAATCGTAAAACTTTCCGCAAGCGGCAACAACGTCGCGCGGTCTTATCTCGATAATTTTCAAACCGGCGGACCGAAGGTCATGAATTAAAGAACTAGCGGCAGAAACGGGATCGATCACGATTTCTTTGTATTCTTTCGCGCGTCCGTTTTCGTTAAACCAATCCAAGACCCACGACGTACCAGGCCTATTCGCAACAACTTCAACATGGGCCAAACCGTCGGACCTTAAACCGGCCGCGCAAATTGTAGACATCGACCGGTTCGGCGTTACGTCCAACGCCAAAGTAGGACGGTTAACAATTCGGCTAGTTGTGTCGGCGCAATTGTTCCACTCGGTTTCGCTAATAACTTGCCAAGGTCGCGCTGCGTCCCTGTTCTGTTTCTGATTTAAGAACGCGCGCCGAAACTCGGACTCGCTCATCGATTCGTAGTTGTAGCGGATTGTTTCCTCGGTGGTTGTGTAACCGAGAGCCGGCATACAATTCCACCATGTTTTCGGGTCACTAGGGTCCGCGTCCTCGGGCGCCGACCATTCAAAGAACGCAACCGACGAAGTTTCACCGGCGGCGGCGCGTAACCGTCCCGCCTCAACCTTGTCGTTTAAGTATGTCGATTCCTCGGTTCCCATTGTTGAAACTATCCAAAGTTGCGGCTGTGGTCGCGTGACCATCGCCGGCTTTTGGCTTTGTTCTATTCGGGCATCGCGTTGCGCGAACGCCTCGTCAATAATTGAACAATCGGACTGGCCGCCGTGTCCCGATGACTCGGTTGACGCGAGCAACTGCCAAATGGAACCGTTTGCCCATCGGATTGCCTCGGACCCGTTCGTTTTGCGAACGGTGAACAACGACGCGAACGGGCTACGTTCTAAAACGGGGATGTGGTCGTCTTCCCATTTCAAACGGGCATCCTTGCCGGACTGCGCGGAATAAAAAACGCGCTGGCTTGCGCCCATTGCAACACATCGGTGCGTCATAATCGCAAGCGTTAGGGTTGTTTTGCCGGACTGACGTGGAACAGTTAGAACAACTTCACGATAAGCAAGCCGGCCAGTTTCGGGGTTGATTTCAAACGCGACATCGGCCACCAGTTGTTGCCAAGGCATGAACGGTTGACCAAGCGCGGAACTAATCGCCGCGACTTTCCCACCGAGTGTGGGGCGCGACGTTCGTGGCGTCGCCCATCGGGGCGGACAATTCGGAAATGAGTTTTGCAAGTTCGTCGTTTTCCCGTCCATCACGACCTTCTAATTCGGCAAGGGTAGCGCGTAGTTCGCGCGAAACCGCCGCCGTTGCCATGCCCGCGTCGTTGTCCAACGTTTTCGCTAACGTGATAGCCAACCGGCCACGCGCGTCAGTAGCGTCGGACACTTCTAAAAATTTGAGATGGGCGCGGACCGCCTTTTCGTTTGGTCCAATACTGCGCGACGTTTTCGCCGGTTCTTTGTTTTGTGTTGCCATTTTGAGTTCCCCAAGTGAGGCGAAACGGTGACCGGTTTGGAAAAACTGGCCATTTCGTTAAAAAAGTGCCGATTTTCTCAAAAAACTGGCCCTTTTTGGTCAAAAACTGCCGATTTTCTCAAAAAATCCGCCGTTTTTAGTCAAAAACTGCCGATTTTCTCAAAAAACTG